ACCGTGCTTGGTTTGTAGACACTAAAAGCGGTCAAGTAGGCGTAGCTCTACCTACAGGGCTAGTACAGAAAAAGTTAATGGATAACGCAGATAAAACAGCTGCTGAAATCAATACCCTTCTTCTATCTGGCTGCGTTCTTTCTGTTAACGGCGTACCGTCTATGGGGGCGCACACTGTGCTTTCTCTTGGAATGGTTGACCGAAGCAATATTGTTGATGAAATTATTAAAAAGAACCCAGGCCCACGCCTTGGGGAGGTGAGCAAAGCCTGCAAGGCATGCGGTGAAGATATAAGCCTTCCGCTGAGCTTGCTTGATTTGTTTCGACTCTAGACTAGGTGAATATGATGATTTGTTAAACCAATACGAGGTATTAACAAGGTCATTTACAGGTTGGACTTTGACAGAGATTAAAGAGCTTTCCTATAGAGAACGTTTAAATTGGTTAGACAGAGCGATGCGGTATAACGGAAGGAAATAGCAATGGCTGATAGCAAAAGCGGCATGAATTTACCGTCTCGTACTAGCCTTGTTATTTCCGACCTTAAAACTGGCATTTCTGGGATGCGCCAAGAGACTTCCCTTTTAAATCAAGAGTGGTCAGGCCTTGTTCAAAAAATGGGCACTGGCGTAACCAAATTTAATAGTGTTGGCGGAAATGGGCCTGGCGGCCTAGCTTCAACTAAAGTTGCCCCAGATCCCGTCTTTAGCAACTCTAATCCTAATTCTGGAAATCTAGTTGCTGCTGGACCTTCAGGCGGCGGTGGCGGATTTAACAATAACAATAGATCTGTTGGCGGCGGGGACGCAGGCGGAGGCGGCGGAGGTGGAGGCGGAAACCTATTTAGAAATCTCTCTGAGTTTATTAGTAATAATAAAACTGGCTCTGCACTATATGGCATGGGAACTGCGCTAGGAGCCGCTCAAGCTACATCTGATATGGTTCAAGCGCAGTTATTAATGCAGCGTACCGCAGCTAACATGCCGCTTGACCCAGGACTATCAATAAGAGATGAATTTACTGGTTCAAGCTTTGGTCAAAAAGCGTCTCGTTACGAGTATGCTCGCCGTAGTGCTACACAAATGGCAAAAATGGGCCAAGCTAACAGCAGTATGGATGCGTTTAATGCAATGACTGCTGCTCAAAGCTACGGCTTAACAGGCACTAATTACTTGCAAAACGCAAACAATCCTTCTAAGTTTGAAGGCAGTATTGCAGCACAAATAGCAAACACCTCTAATTTAACTCCAGGTATTGGCCTTGAAGGTATGACCCGTGCAGCTGGCGGAATGCAAAAAGGCCGCAATGTAAACATGCTTAAAGGTGTTGGCATAGAGATCCGCGACTCTAATGGAAACATGAAGGGCCCAGAAGAGATTATTAATGATCTTTGGAAAAAGATTTGCCGTGATTACTCTGGCGCGTACGGTTCAGGAAAATCACCATCTGAGCGTGAAATACAAATAGGTTTTCAACAAGGAAACTCCATGGACCAGCTGGTTCAGAATATGTTTGGAGACGACCCTTTAATTTATATGACTATTAAAAATGGTCTTATTTATAAAGCCAAAAGCGGTGGCGGCGCCATTACTAAAGAGGATGTAACTAAGTTTGGTATGACCACCGACGCAGTTAACACTTTTGCAATGAAACAGGCGCTTGGCACACAACAGCTTGGTTTAGTGTCTAATTTTGGAGCTGGCGCGTACAACGTCACACAAACAGGGCTTAATTTTGTAACAGGCACCCTAAACGCAACAGATGCTGCGGCTGGCCCTGGAGCAGGACCATTAAAAGTTCTTAACGGTATTGCTGCAATTATGCAGACACTTGGTGGCGCTGCTGGTGGAGCTGGCTCAAGTCTTATGAAGTTCTTAATGGGAATTCTTGGTCTTCAGGGTAAAGCGACAGGCGGACCAGTAAACGATAAACAACCGTACATTGTTGGTGAAAAAGGCCCAGAACTTTTTGTGCCTAAAGTTGATGGCACAATTATTCCTAACCACAACCTGCCTCCAGGCGTTAACCGTGAAAGCGGCGGCGGAGTTAAAGCTGGTGGCGCTGACACCTCTAAATTATTGTATGACTACCTTGTTAATACAGGTGGTTTAAGTAAAGGTGGCGCTGAGGGCGTTATAGGAAACCTTATAGCAGAGTCTAATCTACGTCCCACAGCCCTTGGTGATAATGGTACCGCCCATGGTATTGCACAATGGCGTGAGAATCGTTGGGACAATCTTAAAAAGTTTGCTAAAACAAAAAACCTTGACCCTAATGGGCTAGAAGCACAAAAACTATTTTTGTTAAAAGAAATGCAAAGTTACCCAGGCATGATGAGACTACTTAAAAACCCAGACACCTCTAGGTATGATGCTGCTTACTCATTTATGACAGTTTTTGAACGGCCAAAACTATATGGAGACGGTACGGCACAAGCTCGGGCAAGAGCCGCTCTTTATGGTGGTGGTTCTGGGAGCAGCTCCACCTCTACTAGTAGTTCATCCTCTGCGTCTACAGACAGCGCAGTTCTAGATGAAAAAGGCATGGCAGCAGTTGTCAAATACTTAGGTAAAGATGTTGGCGCCGCGTATCAACAATATTTAAAAACTGGCGAAATTGGAAACGTTAGTCTTGCAGGCCTTATGGGAGGCGGCGCTGCTGGTGCAGGCCTTGCTTCAACGCTTGGTAGCGCAATAACTAACAACTACGGGGGAGTTACATTTAATATGAACGTGCTAGGCGGGGACCCTAAAACCCTTGAAAGCATGTTTAAGAGCTGGTTTGAAAAGCTTAAAACAGGGACAGGGGTGAGTAGTAAATAATGATATACCCAGATGGTGAAGAGAGCGCATATGCAGGAACAACTGCATCAAGCACATTAACTTTGCAAAACGAGGCTAGACGGATTGCTTTAGGTCTTCCTAAAGGTGCTTTAATTGACACGCCGTTAAATGACCGTCAATATGATGTATACACAGAAGTTTATAAAAAACTTTTAGACGGCACCTACAAAGAAGTAAACACGGCTTCAGGGCCTGTAACAAAAAATATTGGAGTATCACAGCCTACTTCTAATTATAAGTGGAACCTGCCACCGCATAGATGGAGTTTGCCTGTACGACCTACAACTATGGACGCAGAATTTGTAGGAGCTAATAATTATGATTCTTTTCATGGCCTTCGCCGTGGCCGCATCTGGTTTTGGGCTGGTGTGCGAGACACGGCTGAATTAACTGCAGAAGGCGTTGCAAAGCTAAACAATGCAAAAGCTGCCGAGGCATCTTCATCTACAACAGCTACTCAAAGAATAGATAACGATTACGCTTTTCAATTTCTTTGGAACCCTACAACTATTAGCACAAGTGTTGTACGAAACATGGAAATTACACCAAATCAGTCTGACACATTAAAGGTGGTTGCTGGCGCATTTCCTGGCCAAGAGACGGTATCTTTAAATATAATGTTAGATAGAGTAAACGATTTTGCTTGTATTAAAGCTAGCGGAAAAACAGGAGTAAACGCTGTTGTAAAAAATGTAGACCCTACAAATACAGAGTCTTTTACAACTGTTCAAGGGTATAGCTCTGTTAGTAACTACAGTGGATTTTCTCAGTATTACACTGGCAATGGGTATCCTGTGCAGGCAAGTACCCCAACTATTGCAACCAAAATACAAAATTTAATGGACCAAGGAACGATGGCTGATTTAGAGTATTTGTTTAAAGCTATTAATGGCAATTACAACTGGCAAAACCTTTTAGGCAAGAAAACTGCAAACATTGGTTTCCTTATGCCTACCCTAATGGGTATTCAGCTTGGGCCAACTCTTGATAGTTTAAACTACGTTGGTTGGATTACCAATATTGGCATCAACCATACAGATTTTACTGAAAACATGATTCCAATCAGAACAACAGTTTCATTAAGTATTGAGTGCTTCTCTGGTTCAGGGTCTGAGGTGTAACCTGTGTCTATTTATAAAGGCTCTCGCTATGAGTACTCAACAATTGATTATGTAGCAACTGATACATCCTACATAGAAAAACCACTTGTTCTTTACTCGTTCTCTGACTTAGGTTTAGTTAACTTTTGGGAACATGTTTATGTGCAAGGGGAACGGTTAGACCAAATTTCTTATAGGTACTATAAGCGTCCTGAGTATTGGTGGGTAATTCCAGAGTACAATCCATATATTGAAGATATTAATAATATAACTCCAGGCACTGTACTACGGATACCTAATGTTTAAATTTATATCTATTGAGTTTCCAGACGCTAAAGTGTCCCCAAAAACAATTTATAGAGCCACTATTACCCAAAAACGGTATCACCACGAAATTGCGGTAATTGAGTTTAAAGACTGGGGGGCAGAATACGATTCAATATCCCCTGGGTCACCTGTAAGAATGGTAATTTCAAGCACTGGAGTAGGTAAAAGAAACTTTTATGGCTATGTGCACCATCTAAGCGTTGATAGAACACCAGGCAAAAACTTTACAGAAGTTACTATTGTTGGTGGGTCGTTTCCAATGAAACAAAGACGGCAACGAGTATACAAAGAAACAACAGCTGACCAGATAATTAAAGAGATAGCAGCTTCTTATAAGATGGCCTGTTATGCGGTTTCGTATCCCCGCGTATTCCCTCAAGTTTCTCAAGCAGGACTATCCGACTGGGAGTTTATGGTGAGGCTTGCAAAGCAATGCGGATACTCTTTAAGAACAGAAAACACGGAATTGTATTTTCAACCAGTTCTTGAAGACTACACTAAGTACAGAACAGAAGCGCCTAAATTTGTATTACGATCGGCGTCACACCCAGATGGATCTAGCCTGTATTCATTTACTCCGACAATAAGTGAGTCTATGATGTACGAGGAAGGAACAAAAGCAGCTATTGCAGTATCTGGCGTTGACGTTTTAGGCCAAGTTCCAATGTCTATAACCCAACAAGTTAGAAATAAAACAACTAGAACTAAAAAACAAATAGAATTCTTTGACTTGTTTGCTACAGACGTTGTTGCTCAAACCCCAGAGGTGGCTAAATATGAAGCTGAAGCTGCCGAAAATAGAGCTCATTTTCCATATAGAGCAACCGCAGAGGTAATTGGATCTCCTGAGCTTCGACCAGATATGCCAATCTATATAGAAGGCGTTGGTGCCCCTTACTCTGGATATTGGGTAGTTTTAGAGACAGAACATAAAATTATTGAAAAAAATAGAAATGTGTTTCAATATACAACTGTTTTGCATCTTGGAGCAGACTCTTTAGGCTCATCTGACGTGTGGACAGATAGCAAAACTGTAATTTCTCCCTCAAAGTATCCAAAAAGAACTGTAATACCAAATGTAAAACAAACAAAAGTTAAACCTGTAACGGCGTTAAACTCAAAAACAAAAGTAGGAACTACTACAAATAAAGGTAGTTTTGGTACTATAGAGAATAGAGCTAACGTAAGCACTAACACTAGGTCAGATGCCCCTAGCACTTGGGCTACCCTTACAAAATCATTAGATATATTAGTACCTGTAGTTAAAAAACCTGTAGCTATTGTAAACAGATTAGCTATAAAAAGAATGGAGGGCTAATGGAAAAACACTATGGATTATATTTAGGGTTTTGTGTAGACAACCTTGACCCAGATAATAGAAACCGCATAACACTTAGGGTTCCTCAAATATTTGGGGAAACCGCAGTTACTACTTGGGCTTTGCCATGCTCTCCTGTAACGTCTAACGCAAACCACCCTGACCATAAAAAACATTTAGCCGCTGAAGTAGCCGCGTTACTTAACGCACATGCTGATCACGCAATTTCAGGAACAACTGGTGGGGCTATAGTTTCTACTTTTGGTTCTCACACCCACAGCTTTAGCTATACAGCTTCACATACTAACAACCATACAGGTAACAGCTTAAGCCTTAATCATGATCATGAAACCGCGGCTAATACAGAAGAGCGTTGGAACGACGCTCAAGAAACAAATACAACGGCAGAGCACACGCCACACAGAATAGTTCCAAAAATCAACCAACCTGTGTGGGTCATGTTTGTTGCGGGAGACGCCAATTTTCCAGTATGGATGGGAGTTTTAAATGACTAATTCAGCAATATCGCTTCCATTTTCAATCAATGAAGTTGGCGGCGTTAGTTATGCAACAACTGAAGCCAAGATTTATCAAGATCGCGTGCTTCTTGTTGTAATGACTAACTTAAACGAACGTGTCATGAACCCCACTTTTGGAAGCAACCTGGGGCTATCTCTTTTCCAAAACATTAATGACGCTATGGCCTTAATTCAACAATCAATTTCTTTAGCGTTTAGCCGCTGGCTTGCGCCGCTAACTTTAATATCTGTAAGCGGATACGTAGACCCCGTTGAAGCCAGATTAGTGCTGGAAGTTACCTATAAACTTCGTGATGAAGACAATGGGCAGAGTGTAACGATAAAAACTGCTATCCTAAGTAGGGATGGCGACGTGCTGTTGGAGGTAAAAAATGACTGATATTAATTATGTGCCGCAAGTGGATTACACTTCTAAAGACTACACATCTATTAAAGAAGATCTGATAGATCTTATCCCTTCTTTTGTTCCCTCATGGACTAACAGAGACCCTGCAGACTTTGGTATGGCTTTAATTGAGCTGTTTTCGTATATGGGTGACATTCTTAACTATTATATTGACCGATCTGCAAACGAAGCGTTTATTGGAACAGCTAGCCAACGTGATAGCGTTCTTCAGATCTCTCGTCTTTTAGGGTACAACC